GAGCCAATCGAAGCCTAGCGCGTTCTTGACGTTGCCGCTGCGGTATTGCTCGGAAATCTCCGTCGATGGGTTGAACAGCCCGGACAGCGCCCCGGCGATGCGGCTGTCGGTGAACGGATTGACCACGAGGCGGTGGTTCATCATCGGCGCGCTTTGCGTGTCCAGGATGGCGTTCGCGGTCAGGATCGTCGTCACGCTCGGGCTGATGATGGCGCCCGCCGCCTGATTGTCCACGTAGTTGCACACGCCGCCCTCGGCGCCCGCCATGATCCCCACGGCGACCTTGCCGGCGAGGTTGTTGACGGCCGGCGCGATGTAACGCTCGGCGAAGTCATCGACCTGCAACGTGAGTTCGATCTGCGGAAACGACATGCCGACGTTGTTCTGCGTCGCCATCGTCAGCGTGGTGAAGTTCTCGACGGTATCCTGGAACGACACGGACTGCCCGGTGCCAACCGTGTAATCGACCGGTAGGCGAATGCGCAGCGCGGTGCCGATCTTGGCGCCGGTACGCGCGTATTGGTCATCGTACTGCGTGTTGATGTTCCTCATGAACGCATTCGTGTTTTTCCAAAGCCTTACGGCGATTCTGGTAATCATGTCGATTGTGAGCAACTTATCGGCCACAGCGATATTCCTTCAACTGTATTTCGGATATGGCCGCTTGTCTCACCATTTAAGGTTCTTGACTTACGCGGTCCAAATACAGCCGTGGCGGAAAATCGGTCTTATAGTCATCACGCCGCGAGCCTATGCACGTCGTCAGGGTTACAGTCCCGATCTGGCTCGCTATCCGGCGAACGCGGGTTAAAGGTTAAGGCGAGTAACGCACGTCCAGCCGCGTCTGCACTGCGCTGGCGAAATGCGCCACCACGAAACGCACCGTCACGTCATCAAGTTCTTGGATAGATGACGCGCCATCGGCTTCCAGATGACCCAACGGATCGCCTGGACCGTTCATGGCCTGTCCGAACATGGCGAAGGCGACAGGGCGCACATTCTCAGACAGGAAGTCGTCAACTGATTTCACGCGGTCCTCGTCCTCAAATCTGACGCTACCAGTCCCGTGGAACGGCGATGTGGTTTCATCAATTCGACGCCAGATTTCGAGCGCGACCACCCGTGCCACCATGTCAGGGGACAACGCCACCGTAGGTTTCCGAAGAGACAACAACGATGACCATTTCTCCATGGTCAACGCCGCCCACCAAGCGACTTCGGCATCCGCGCGTCATACAACTTGGCCCATTCCTTGATGGACGTTTTCGGATCGAAGAACAGTTCTTCGGAGTCCGGCTGCACCGCGGGCGTCCGCAACGGCGCGGGCGGCTTCGGCGCGGAACTGGCGCGTGGTGCGGCGGTGGTTTCCATTTTGGCGTCAAGCCTTCCCAGGTGCGCGGCCATCGCGGCCGGTGATTTGCGGAGCAGCGCCATCACTTCGTCGCTGTCGTCCGCGAGCGCGGCGAATATCTTGGTCGGGTTCGAAGTCTCGGCCAGGGCTTCCAAAAACGCCTGATTCTTCGTGGCACCGAGCCCAGTCAGGATCGCCTTGGCGCCCTCCCACGTCTCCGTGCCCGCCTCTTTCTTGCCGGCGGCGTCGATGTCAGACAGACGGCGGTTGAACTCGCGCTGCGCCGCGATGGCGTCCGCGCGAGCCTCGATGTCCGTGGGCAGGCTCGGGCCCGGACGCGATGCTTGCTCACCAGCGCCATCACGTCCCGCCTGTAGCATGGCCTCGGCGGCTTGCGCGCGCCGTTCCGATTCCTCTACGCGCCTATCTTTCTCCGCGAGTTCCCTTGTCAGATTCGCGACGTGCCGTTCAAGCCGAGGTTGCCGCCTTTCCTTCGGTTGCTCGGGTTCCGGTTCAGCGGCAGACTCCGCCGCCTGTTGCTCTTCCGTCGTCTCTGGCGTGACAACGGCAGCCGGGTCGGCGACAGGGGCGGATTCAGTCGGTTCTTGCTGCGTGGTTTCGCTCATGCGTTCACCTGTTCAGTCGTCACGGCTGATCCCCGCCGGATGGGGTTTGCAGTCCCGCCGCCGCGCCACCGCCCGCCATCAGGCCGGCGAGGCCGTAGCGGCGGATGTTGCCGAACGCGGATGGGCATGGTATGTTGCTAACACCATGAAAATATCTGTCCATTGCGCGTTCTGCGGTATCCAATTCCTCAAATACGAAAGTAGCACGCGAAAGCGGTTCTGTAGCCGCCATTGCCACAATCGAAGCATGTTCAAGCACGGTTTGAACGCCGCCGGATACCGTATGGTCAGCGAGAACGGGCAACAGGTTTACGAGCATCGCCGCGTCATGGAAGAGCATCTCGGTCGAAGGCTCGCCACATGGGAACACGTCCACCACATCAACGGCAGGAAAACTGACAACCGGTTGAGCAACCTCGAAGTCATGAGCGATATCGATCATCTTAGGGAACACGCCAAGCCGTCATTCGATGTGGACGAAGCCCGTGCGCTATACGAAAGCGGGATTGGATACCGCAAACTATCCGCGCGATACGGTGTCGCGAAGCAGAACATCGCTGGACTGTTCATGCGACGCGGTTGGCATGTGGTCGGTCGGACCAGAACCACCATCAAGGCGCAATTCGGAAAATAGTCATTCGGTTGCAACGGATTACGCGCCACCGCTCAATGCAACACGCTCGGAATGGTCGCGTTCTCTTCCGCCACGAATCGGTTCGCCCGCAAATCCGTGTCCAGAATCAGCGCCGCCGCGATCTCGTCCTTTTGCCTCTTCGGCATCACGTCGTCGCCCATCGTGAGGCAGTCCGTCAACGCCCGGCGCGCGTCCTCGAGCAGCCGCGGTGCCACCCGCTCCACGAACACGAGCCGCGCCGCCTTCTCGGTGATCTGCCCCTGCGCCCGGATTGCCCGATAAAAGGCATTGTCGGCGGCGAACGTCTCGAAATACTCCTCCGCCATGCTCACCGCGACCTCGGCGACCATGCGGTGCGCGTTGAGGCCAGTGGCGGCGCCGGACAGGCGGGATGGTTCAGCGGTGCGGCGGCCGATGTGCGGGGATTTCAAGGTCATCGTCCCATCATCCGCCTGTCAGTGTCGGGAGCGCATGTCCAATGCCGTTGGATCAGTTCTTGGGCCTCGACCTCGGCCGCACCCTCCGCCCGGCCAGCGATGTCGTGCGCCTCCAGCAACTCCCGCCGCAGGTCTCGGTTCGTCGCGTCCATCGCCTTCTCACGCTCCCACGACGCGGCCATCTGCACCCGCAACACCGCGATCTCGGCGCGCGCATCCAACAACCGTGCCAACAGAATGCGCTCGGCATCGGTCGGGATTGGCATCAACGCCATCTGCTCGCCCATCACATACCCCCTGGCTGCGCCGCCTGCTGGCCCACATCGGGCACGCGCACCGGCAACGCACCTGTAGCACCGGGCGGGCCGGCCGCGCTCGTGGATTGTTCCAGGCCGCCGCGTAGGCTCGCCACGATCGGGCCGAGATTGTCTTGCAACGCCTGCTTGACCGTCTGCATGACCAGCAACCGCATGGCATCCGGCTCCATCGGGATCATGTCCTTGACCACCGCGAGGCGCTTGGTATCCGCGTCAAAGGCGTCAATCGTGTTGTCGCTGTCCTTCGCCTTGACCTTGAGCCGTTCCTCGGTCAGCGCCTGCATCGCCTCGGCGAGCAGCTTCTCGGTATTCATGCCCTTGGCCTGCGCGGCCGTGAGCGCCGTCTGTAGCTGCGTCATCGCAGCCTGCGCCTGCGGATCGAGGCCCGGCTTCAGCCGCTCGGCCATTTCATCCGCGAGCGGGAAGTCAGCGACCTTGAACAGCAAATCGCCAATCTTGTTGATGAGGTCCGGCGCCTGCGTCAGGATCTGCACGATGGCGTTGAACGCCTCCTGTCGTTGCGTGGCGTAGTCCGGCCCAACGTCCGACACGACCTCATAATTGCCGATATTCGGGTTGAAAATGCGTTGGATCGCATCGCCGATACGCTTCTCGCGGTGCGCCTCTTGCGAGTTCGGATCGATCTGGACCTCTTCCTCTTCGTCCTTGGCGTTGATGATCTTGGCGACGCGAACCGTATCGTAAATAATCGGTATCCACTCCTTGATGATCGTGCCCTGGCGGCGGATGGCGAGCGCCTGGTTGTCGATGAAGTGGTAGGTGGCACGGTCGCCCTGGCGCTGACGTTCGTTAATCGCTTTGCCGCTTCGCTCATTGCCCGGTTGCCCCATCGTGGCCTCGTATTGGCCACTGGCACTCTGCATGAACTGCTGCGCGAGTTGCACGCCCTCCATGTAAACCGGCGCGGCGGTCGGCGGCTGCATCTTGGTCGGCGCCGGGATTTCCCGCCCTTCCTCGTCACGATGCACCCACGGAATGACGCCATGGTTGACCACGTTCGACGTGGAATAATACGTCATGTAATCGCCAATCGCGGCGACTGGCGAAAGCCACGGCGACTTGCTCTGAAGCGCACCGTATTCAATTGAAGCGGACCAGTTGTAATTCAACATCCGCTGCGCATCGATCATGCCGCGCGTATGTGACACACGGTCCAACCGCTTGTCGATCAGCGTGATGCGGCCATTCCACGGGATGATTGGCACGCACGTTCCCGGCAGATCATCCGGCTCGCCAACCACGTCGTTGCCGATGATAAGGTAGCACTTGACCTTCTTACGGATCACGTCCCGGCGCCGTAGCTTCTTGCCCTCTGCCTCCGCGTCGTCTTCCCACTGGCGAAACAGCTTCGCCGGCACATCGGAACGGTAGGCCGTCACCCCCTCATCGTCGCAAACGAGTTCGTCTTTCTCCTCTTCTACCTCGTAATATCGACACTCGCGCACATGATCGTCGCGTATCCAACCGGCGTCGTTGCCATCAACGGAGTTCGCGACCGTCAGGCGGCTCTCCAGTTCCGGGCGTTCCTCGATCACTTCGTCCTTGGGACGATCTGAGAACACGAAGCCGTAACGAGCGCCGGTTCCGTCAGGCTCCTCGCAATCGCAATCCAGCATCACGCCCATCGGGTTTTTGCACGATGAGATGGTAATTCCCTGGTTCATCGCTTCCGGACCAGGTTTCGGGTCTGGACTAAGATAGCGCGCCTCGATAATCGTAAAGCCAAGGCCCGCATCCACCTGATACTCAATCGCCATACCTTGCGCCATCTGCGCGTTGCTGACGTTGGCGATGGATCGATACATGCCCTCATAGACCTCGGCGGCAGCCTGAGTGGCACCGCTGCCCGTGGGGCGGTATTTGACGGAGGACTTGTTCTGCTTGGCGTCGTTGATGATGTGCAGGTTGCGAACGCGCGTTTCGTTCACGGTCAGGGAGGGACGAGCGCCACGGTCGCGAAAGACTTCAGCGGGCCATTGCCAATTGTTGTAAGCGTCACCGTTAGCGAAACGTAGGTCTTCAAGCCAATGCGTGCGCGCGGATTGTTCCCATTGGTGGCACTTGCGCCAGCGGCGGTGCGCGCGGTTCACCACGTCCTGGTACTTGCGGCCGCCAACGGACTGGATCGTGTCGTCGCTGTCGAGAGTTGAGGACAAGGCTACTTCTTGCCCCGCTTCTTGACGGCGGCGTTCGCGATCCTGATTGCCTGCCCGTCGTCACCGGTCTTCTTCAACACCGCGTCAGCCGTCGCGGCCCATTGTTTCTTTGCAGCGGGCGATTTGGCTTTCTTCGTGTGCTCTTCGGCCTGATTAGGACGCCAAGGCATCAGCGCCGCGCCTTCGGATACGTCATCTGAGGCGCGTCTTTCGGCGGCTTCGGTGCCAACAGGTCGGGCCGATCCACGCGCGGCGGGCGGATGGTGTTCGTGCCTGGCGTGACGCGCGGCTCGATGAACGGCGAGTTGCCGGATGATGGGGCGAACTGATCACGGTCGTTGGGGTTCATGCCGCCTTTCTCCTGTCCAGTTCCGCGCGCATTTCATTCAGCATGTCCACGGCCTTATCAAGGCTGGCGCGCGTCGAGACGAGTTCGGCGTATTGCGCCTGGATGATGTCGTCCTTTTCGCGCAAGGACTGTTCCAGGTGCGCGATGGCCTGATCCTTCTCGACGGCGCCTTGTTCGATGATCTTGACGCCCGCTTCCAGTTCCCGCATCGCGTCTTCAAACTGACAAATCATGGTTGTCACGCGATAGAGATGGTCGCGCATGGCTGGACTGTCAGTTGTCATGGACACAAGCCGCAAGGCCGCGATCGTG